TGCCAGTCGCCGACCATCGGCATACCATTGAAGAAGGTGAAGCAGCCGGCGCGGTGACGATGATGGCGGCCATTTGAATCGATCCAGACACGCTCATGCCATTGTTGAGTGGCCATATCGAAGACCCAAGTTTTATCCTGAGTCGGGAAGGTCAGCTGATAGAAATAATGGCCGCCCTCCTGGAAAGTAAAGCCGAATGCGTCATCCAGGCGCGAATAGGTTTGCAGTTCGTTTTCAAGGGCATGCGTCGAGATGCGCAGGCCGTCGAAGTTCGATGTGCGCATAACGATGGCATGGCCTTGCGGATCCTGAGAGAGCCAGAAAATTTGACCATCCATCGTCGCCGGCGAGTTCACGGCGGCGCAACCATGCTGAATGAATGCGCCTGGCATGCGCGCGAAGGTGAAATCAGTATCGCCATCGTTATACCAAATCTCGCAGGTCTGCTGCCCGAGCAAGTAGACATAGCGCTTGGCTACGACAGCGCACACCAGCAGATCGGAATAGCCAGTCTTCCCGGCGAAATCTAACGCGTCAAAATCATCGCTCAGGAAAAGTGAGATGTACCATTGGTTCGTGCCGGGCCGATTGAAAATGAAATAGCCATCAACGACGTCGACGCGATTGGAACCATAAAACGCCGGATCAGTGATCGGCACGAAAACATTGGAGCTTAGATCGATGGCATAGCCAGCCGGGCCGCCATCCACAATCACCAACGTCATGCCATTGTCATTCATCGAAACTGGCGTAGTGCCGGCGGCGATCACGCCCAGCGCAATATAGGAATAGGTGTTTGCAACAGGGTCAACCTTGATCTGATAGACCGTTCCGCCAACTACGCCATACATATTCCCATTCGTCGCGGTATATGCGCCGCGCCAGCCGGCGGTCGGCGCTGTCGACAGCGTAACCAGTCCAGACGTGCAGTAATGCGTCGTCGGGAACGGCGAATCGGATGGATTCTGCTCGGGATAGAGGTTGATGCACCGCTGCGCGCTGGCGATAATGCTGCGCGCCTCGTAAGCCCCAACGGTCAGTGGCAGTTTCATCGGAAGACATCTCCGAAAATGTTGTAGCCGCCGCCGCGAATGATCCCAATCGGCATGCGCAGGCGTGGGATCTGGGTATTTGCGGCTTCCAGGATGTTTAGCGCCACACTGGCGGCTTTGACCACCACCGGATTAGGCGGCAGGCCGTACATGGCATAGAGGCGCAGCGCCAGGTTGTACATGATGGCTTCCTCGTACTCAGGAGGCATCACAATCACCGTGTTGATGTTCGGGAACGACTGCAACTGCTCCATGACCGTGATATGCACCTCGTAGGTGCCGTTCGGGATCGGCCAGACATACAGATTCCCCATCGGGAAAGCCGAGTCATAGAAGACGTACTGCGGGAACGACTGGAGTTGCTTGAGCAGGATGCGATCGTAATCCTCGCGCGCCTGCAGGATACTCAGCGGATAATCGGGCTGGTTCGGCACCGGCGTGGTGACCTGCCGGAAGAATGCCGATTCGATCTTCGCCGGCCGCGGCACATTGAGATTGCCGCCCGGGCCAATGGTATAGAACTGCGCGCCCGTAGCTGGGATCGAGTAGTTGACCAGGTGATAGACCAAATACCGGCGCCGCTGCCATTGCGCCAGCATCATCTGCATCAGCTTGAAAGCATCGTTCATGTCTTCCGCAGACGCAGTTTGTCCGACGCCCAGAACATTGGACATCTTGAGCGCCAGATTGATCAGGTCTGCGGGCGTAGTCATGATTTAAACCTGCGGGTCTTGGTTGAGCGATTCCAGCAACTTCGCGTCGATGGCCGCTTGAATCTTTGCCACACCAAGACGCTTATCCAGCACCAAGCCGATCTCTGCGGCCTTCGCCAGCAACGCTTCTTTATCCGGCGTGTCGACGGCCTCAGCGGCTTCTGTGGGCGAATCGAACCAATCGCCGAGCAGCGCCTCTTCGTCTTCCGGCGTGTCGACAATCAGCGCTTCCTTGCCGCTGTATTTCCAACGTGGGTATTGAGACATTTTCTCGTTCTCCAAATTGGGAGGGCCGAAGCCCTCCCGGTTCATCGTCTACCGCTGCCGATTACAGAATGTCAGGAACGCAGACAATCCATTCAGGCCGGATCGCTGCATAGCCGTACAGAATGTCCAGGCGGGTGATGAAGTCATCGTTGATGACATCCCACTGTTGAGCCAGGCGCATCGAGACATCGCTGTCCGAGATGCGCTGAGCCAACTGAACATTCTTCGGCAGTTCCAGATCGGCGGTTGCCATGGTCACGGCTTGCTGACCCAGCGCAAAGTTCTTGCGGTAGATCAGATTGGCGCCGCCCAGCAGAGTGATTACCGCAGCGTTTGCAGGAGCGGCAACAACCGTTTGATAGGCCACCGGTGCACCGGCATTGCTTGGGATCATTGCTGGATAGATCGGAATCGCAGTGCCACCAGAGTTCACGGTTGCAGTCACGACGAATTGCTGCAGTTCGCCGGTAGATTGCTTGGTGACACGATTGACCGCGAAGCAGCCGGCGAAGGTGATGATGTCGCCCTTGTTCAAGCCGCCGGTAATCGCATTGACGGCGATGGTGCTGCCAGATTGCGAACCTGCGTTCACGGTGCCGGCGGTGAATGCGCCGTTCGTGTGCTTGATGACTGTTTGATCCATGAACCAGTCGAAGCCGAGGGTATCGCGGGACATTTCGCCGACGCGGTACTGCTCGGACACCTGGCGCTGAGGATTGAACAGGCCAGCCAGGCTCGAAACGGTGCGCGCCTGGGTCAGTGGATCCAGGAAGATCTTGCGGTCGACACGCATGTTCGAATTGTTATCCAACTTGGCGCCGGCCAGCAGCCAGGTCGATGCATCGGGTGACAGCAATGCACCGCCGCCATCGGTTTTTGCCACGTAATTACATGCCGATTCGATACTCGTCATCACATCGGCAGCCACCGAGCCAGCCAGGTTGTTCACTGCCGGCACGATGATGCGTTGCGAGAAGTCATCCAGCGACAGGGCCATTTCAGCCGAACCGAAGGACATCGGGATGTTTTTCTGCGTTGCGACAGTCAGAACGGTGTTTTGCTCAGTCGTGTTTTGCACCGCAATAGCTTTGCCGGTGGCGGCGACATAATCGTTCGGCAGACGGATACGGAGAGTCGAGCCGATCTTAGCGCCTTCTTTCCCGAAGCTGTCGTCGAACTGTTTAGGCATTTCCCGGAGGAATGCGTTGGAGTTTTTGAACACGCGCAGAATTTCGCGCGTGATCATGTTGATGGTTAAAATCGAATTGGTAGCAGACATTTAAGCACCTCAGTATTTGATTTTCTTCGTCTTGTTTCGCCATGCTTCCCATTCGGTTTGAGACATCTTTTCCGGATCAACTTCTACCCGGCTGGATGCTTCAAGCGTCTTGATTGGCGCTGGCACCTTGGACACAGATTGGCCAGGAGCGCGCGCAGACATCAATTTCGCGAGTTCCATAGCCATCGGGACAGGTGGAAGACCGAGGATGCGAGACGCTTCTTCCGGGTTCTGGCCGAGCTTGTAAAGCACTTTGTGGCCGTCTTCCATCTGCGTCGCAGCTTCAAGGAATGAGGGAGGTAAGCCGCCCAGCAATTTGAAGTTGGCAAGCGATTCATCAAAGTCAGGAAATTCCGTCTTCCCGGCGTTGTAGACCGCGTTGCATGCATCATCGAACCTGCGTTGGCTGACAATCTGTTGTGCCCTGGCTTCCACATCACCGGCATTGTTTGGTTGTGCCGAATCTGTGTTGACCGGAGCTGCAGCTTGTTGCTGGCGCAGTTCCGCAATTACCCTGTCCTTCTCGTACTTCTCCGCGGTCAACTGGTCGATGCGCTTCTGAACCCATGCCGGCGTCTTCTCCGGTTTAGGCTCTTCCGTGGGTGTTTCAGTCGGTTGAGCTGCGGTTTGTTCTGTGCCCTCGACAGAACCTTCAATTACGGGCGCTACCGTCTCTTCAACTTTCGTTTCGGTTGACGTTTCCGATTGCTGCAATTCGTTATTCGTGTCCATGGTTTTATCCAAGTAGTGAGCAGGGTGATCGCACCGAGACGTTGTTTTTGATTACAGCGAGCCAGAGCCGAGCGAGGTCATAGTGACCGTCGCCGCGCCTGTGACTTGCACCGAGAAATTGCGTGTACTGGAAGCGGCCAGCGTGGCCGTGCCCGTGATCGTCACGCCTGTGCCGCCGACGAGCGTTTCGATGAATGCGACGGTATTGGCAATCACCAAGAGGTATGTAAAACCAATCGGCACCGGTGCCTTCACGGCTGCATTTATGGCTGCGATGATGTTTGCAGCGGTATCCGTTGTATCCGAATAGGCGCCAGTCGAACCCGAACGCAGCAGGTTCACTTGCTCGGCGCCAGCCAATTGCGCGGCGGTGAGCATTGCGGCACCGACAGTTGAATTCACGGTCACGGCGCTGATATTTGGCACAACGGGCTGGCCGCCGATGACGGCAGCAATAGAAGTGACGGATTTGGCTTGGATTTCGTCAGTAGCGGTTCCGATGTAGTTCACGATGTGGCTCCTTGTGGTTCAGGTTGACCACCTTGGGGCGGCAACATTGCTGACTGTTCAGCGGGTGGTTGTGGGACTGCGGTTAAATCTGTTTGCATGGCGTTTTGCAGGAGCTGCGCGGCCATCTCGCCGGCCATCTGCGTGATCATTTCGGGCGGCACTTTGTCCTGGATGACCTTCATGCGGTCGGTTTCAGCCTCGTACTTCTTGACCTGGATTTCTTCCTGCTTATAGGTAGCCTCGCCAGTCTTGTCGGCAAGTTGTGTGACCAGGTGCTGCATGTTCTGGCCCATCTGCTGCATCTGGCCTTGCATTTGTTCGATCTCGGGCGGCGGTGCGTCGCCCAGGACGTTCGAGGGAATGGTGCGTTTGAGACGTTCGGCCAGCTCGTCGGCCATTGGGAAGTCAGCAGCCTTGAACATCAGGTCGCCGGCCACCTTCATCAGGTCCGGGTTCTGCTGCATGAGCTGGCTGAATGCGTTGAAGG